TCACTTTGGATTTACAAATTGGGGGCTCACCAACAAGACCACAGCCGGTGGACCGTTTGCCATCGCCGTCGCCTGTTCGGGGACGACGGCAAAAGGCATTTCGTTCAACGCCAATCCGAGCGTGAACAATTATGCTTCCACGTTAAAGACGGGCACGGTTGTCGGGGCGGTATCCGCCCCTATCGTGGCCGCTGGGATCAATACACCGTGGAGCATCAACCTTGGCGCGAACTGTTCCCCCGGGTGGGGCATCTGTTCTTTGGGACTCAGAAATTACGCTTCTGCCCCGTCCGATGGTGAACTTTGCCGCGTGGCACGCGCGCTTGCGATAGGTGCAGGGCGGCTGCCGTACTGGTGGCGTGTGGCGTAAGGCGCAACGGCGCTGGGATCATACTTACGGAGAACGAGGCAGCATCATGAACAAACTTATTGCAAAGTTTCAACTTACTAAGGCGCTGGACGAAACCGGCGCCTTTGAGGGCTACGCCGCCGTATTTGGCAACGTAGACCTGGGCGGCGACGTGATTGAACCTGGCGCCTTCAAAGAGTTTGCGCACACGCAGGACGGCAAGGTGCTTGTCCTGCTAATGCACAACTCTTTTGAGTTGCCCATTGGCACGGCGGAAGTGTCACAGGACGACACGGGGCTGCGCTTCAAAGGCGCGCTAGTCATGGATGACCCGACCGCGCGCCGCGCGCACGCGCACATGAAGGCGGGCACGCTGACGGGCATGAGCTTTGGCTATGACATTCTGCCGGGCGGCGAAGAAATACTCGAAAGCGGCGTGCGCAGGTTGACCGCGCTCAAGCTGTGGGAAATTAGCCCCGTGATTTGGGGTATGAACCCGAAAGCGCAGATTGACGCCGTAAAGGCCGCTGCGCAGATCAAGACCATAACCGATTTTGAACGCTTCCTACGCGACGTAGGGGGCTTCTCACATTCGCAGGCAAAGGCGCTCGCGGCCTGCGGATACAAGGGGCTTAACAGTCCGCGCGACGTGGACGACGTTACGGCAGCCTTGAAGCGCCTGACGGGAACGCTGCAAAGCGCTGCCGTTTCCATAAAAACGTCGTTTTAACCTAATCATTTAACGAGGTATTCAAATGAAGTCACGCAACTTTATCGCCGTGGCCGTGCTCGCCTTTGTGGCACTGGCTGCCGCGTTATTCCCTGAACTGGTGCCGATGCTGCACACGGATGGCAATACGCTGTCCGCTGGCCTGGCCGGTGCGCCGCTGTTGCTGGGCGATACCGAAATGGTCAAGAAAGCAATCGGCGAACTCGAAACGCAGATGAAGAAACTTGCCGAGGACGTGGGCGGCTTTACCAAGCGCGCGTCTGAAGATATCAAGCAGCACGGCGTCATCGCTGCGGATACGTCCGGCAAGCTGGGTGAAGTGCTGGAACAGGGCAAGAAGAACGCGGCGGAACTGAGCGAAGCCCGCGCGCGTCTGCTGGCACTGGAACAGGCCGGCGCCCGCAAGCCGCCTGGTGACGACGACCGCGAGAAGTCAGCTGGCCGCATGGTGATCGAATCCGCCGAGTTTAAGGCGCTTCGCCCCCACCAGAAACACATGGACCCCGTTTCCGTGGGGAATGCGTTTCAGCGCAAGACCGCCATTGTCAACGCTACCGGCCTGAATCAGCCGTTAGTGCCCGCTGAGCGTCTGGCGGGCATCGTTGGCCCGGGCCTGCAAGTGCTCACCATGCGTGATCTGATTCCCGTCATCGGGACCGGCTCCAACATGATCGAGTTTTGCCGGGAACTGTCGTCCGATATGGAGGCGTCGCCGCAGTATTCGAGCCCCGATTCGGAAAACGTACCGAAGAAGGAAAGCGCGCTCACGTTTGAACTGGCGAATGAGCCCGTTGTGACCGTGGCGCACTGGATTCCGGCCAGCCGGCAGGTGCTTTCGGATTCTGCCATGCTCGCCGGTTACATCGACACACGCCTGCGCTATGGCCTGGCGCTAACCGAGGAAGATCAGATTCTCAACGGCACGGGTGCCGGCGGGGATTTGAACGGCCTTATCGGTCAGGCGGCGGCCTACGCGGGTGCCGTGTCGGGTGATTCGGACATTGACACGCTGTTGCGTGCCATGAATCAGGTTGCGCTTTCGGGCTACGTGCCCACGGCGCACGTGCTGCACCCGACAAGCTGGACGAATATCCGGCTGGTGAAGGACAGCACGGGCCGTTACATTTTCGGTGATCCGCAGTCCAGCGCGGCCCCGCAAATGTGGGGCTTGCCTGTTCGTGCAACGCAGTCCATTGCGGCCGGTTCATTCTTGACGGGCGCTTTCATTCAGGGCTGCACCCTGTTTGACCGCGAGGACGCGACTGTGCGCGTTGCCGAGCAGCATGCCGACTTTTTCGTTAAAAACATGGTTGCCGTACTCGCTGAGGAACGCCTGTCGCTGGTGGTTTACCGCGGCACGGCGTTTGTGACCGGCACGCTGTAAGTATTCCTCCGAAGCAGTAACTTTGTCGTTTAGTGCGGCATGCGGGCCGCAGGATTTTTTGCGGCCCGCATTTTCTTAATGCCACTTATGAGGCGCCATTAAGAAAATGAACAAACGCACCGTGCGCGTTGTGACGCTGCGCCAATTTAATGACCGTCGCGTGCGCCTGCAACCGGGCCGCAAACTCTATATGCCAGCAGAGAAGGCGCACCGCTTGATATCACAACACAGTGTCCGCCTGCTGGCGGCGCCCAAAGTAGCGCCGACCGCAGTGATTGTGCGCGGCGCGGGCTTCCCGGTGAATCCGTATTCCACTATCGGGCGAATATGGGAAGGGGAAACGGCTGTCATCATCGGCGGCGGCCCGAGTTTAACGAGGGATGACGTGGAGTATTGCCGCGGTAAGGCACGCGTGATCGCCATTAATAACACGTATTTGCTGGCGCCGTGGGCTGACCTTATCTATTTTGCAGACGCGCGCTGGTACTCATGGCACAAAGCACGCCCTGAGTTTAAGGCGCTGTCGGGCCCACTGGTGACAATTGAGAATGTCGGGCTTCCGAAGGCGGATGAACGCGTGCATTGCTTACGCGTAGGACGCCCACAAGGGCTGTCCACGAAGCCAGACACGCTACACACGGGCAGCAATGGCGGTTTTCAAGCCGTAAATCTGTGCTACCTGGCTGGCGTGCGCCGCATTGTGCTGCTGGGTTTTGATATGCGTGCCGTGAACAAGCGCACGCACTGGCACACGGAGCACCCGGTGCGCACGCCCGAGACAGTTTACGCGCGGCTAATGGTGCCGCGCTTCAAAACAGCTATGCCGCAGTTACACGCCGCGGGCATCGACGTTATTAACGCGACGCCCGGCAGTGCGCTGCGCCTTTTTAAGATGGGAACACTACAAAATGCGCTTAAAGCTGATTGAAGCCCCGACCGACTACCCGATAACGCTTGCGCAGGCGCTTGAGCACTGCCGCATCACGGAAACGACCGAGGACGCCTATGTAACGGTGCTCATTGGCGTAGCGTGTGAATATGCGCAGTCGCGCACGGGCCGCGCCATCGGCGCGCAGACGTGGGAACGTGCACTGGATTGCTTTTCTACACAAATTAACCTGCCGCAGCCGCCGCTAATTGACGTAGTGAGCGTCACATACACGGACCCGGACGGCGTTGAGACGGTGCTTACGGCGGATACATACGTCGTAGACACGCACAGCAGCACGCCGCGCATTGTGCTGGCATATGGTGAAGCGTGGCCGTCCGCGCGGGCGCAGGTAAACGCCGTCATTGTTCGGTATACCTGCGGCTATTTTGCGGACCCGGGCAGCCCGGCGTCGCCACCCGAGGCGGATCAGGTGTTGCCAAAGCGCATGCACCAAGCGCTTTTGATGTTAATCAACGAAATGTATGACACGCGCACGCCTGACCCGGCGAAGCTGGACGGCGCGTTTATGGGCGCCATTGATGCCCTGTTGCGCCCGCTTCGCGTGGACATCTGGTAACGGGGTAACGCGTATGTCGCACACGCAGCCGCACACGCATTTTGTAATGCGTTCAAACGGTGATGTTTCTGAGGTTATTGGCGTGCTCACGCACATAGGCGATAAGCATGTACTGGTGCCCGCGGCGGCAATTAGTTTGCTACACACGGGCGACGATTGCGCAATGCAGGAGGGATGCAGGGACGTGATATTGCTGCCGAACGAGGAACGCGTCGGTGATGCACAGAGCGACGACGTTATAAATATAAATTCGCGGGGCATCATTTTGTTTTTAAATATTGTTAGCCTCGCCCCCGGTGCGTCTTTGGAGATAAGAACGGACCTTAAAGACCCGATCAGCGGCGGTTATGCACCCGCGGCACTTTCTAAGAAAATGGATGAAGCTGGCCTCTACACTTATGCACGATACCCTGCGGCGCTAGAGGGGTTTGATGATTCGCTTGTGTCCACGCTGCCGTCGCGCTTTCGCCTGGCTGTCGTCCATGACGGCGGGCCGGTTACGTATTCCCTTGCAGGCGTTTTGCTGCCCTGATGCTGCTACTACTGCAAAACCTGCTGAACTTGGCAGCGTTGGGCGCGCGCTGGCCGCGCTCACGCACGCCCGCCCTGAACGCTAACAAGCTGGATCGGCTTGTCGTGTTGGAAGTGGCGACGCTGACCCGCGACGATACCGGCGAGCCCATCCCGACATGGGAAGAACTCGCGCAGGTATGGGCCGAATGGGTAGACACGACGGGCGCGGAGCGCTTCACGGATCGGCGCATAGAGGCGCACACGGGGCCGCTAATTCGCATCCGCTGGCGCACGAACATTGACGAAAAAATGCGCATCGTGGATGGCGTGGGCGGTCCTGTTTATAACATTGAGCACATCGCGGAGATTGGCCGCAACGCCGGGCTAGAAATCCGTTTAAGTGGGCCCGAATGAGAGCAAGCATTAAATTAGAAGGGCTTGACGAACTCATAACGGGCATCCGCGACTTTGATACAAAGGCGCGTTTTCGTATCGTGCGCAATGCGTCGCGCGCGGGCGCCAACGTCGTCAAGCGTGCGCTTAAAGCCGCCGCTCCGAAGGGCAGCAAGAGAAGCGCAGCGAGCGCTAAATATGGCAGCCTGAAAAGCAACATCAAGTCGAGCCAAGCAGCGCGCACACCATATTATAAGGTGCACACGAATGACGCTTTTTGGGGCGCGTTTCTGAATACTGGCACGGGCCGCTATAACGTCGCGCCTGGCCCGCGAGCAAAGGGGCCCGCAGCCCGCACGCATATTCGCCCGCTTTTTTGGTTTACGCGGACGGTGGAAGGACTGCGCACGCAGGTATCCACGGCGATGATTAACAATGCGCGCACGAGTATTCAGCGCGAATTTGACAAGATCAAAGGGGCCCGCCGTTGAACATCGCGCAGGACTTTATAGACGTAATTGAGGCCGCCGGCACAACCGCGGGCGAGCGCGTTTACCCGCTGAGCGGCGTGCAGGACGGACCCGCCCCGTATGTCGTTTATGACATATCGAACAGCGAACCCGAGGAAGGCAGCGCGGACGCCGGCGAAACAGAAAATACGGTTATCACGATTGCCTGTCACGGCCCCACGGTAGCCGCCGCGCGTGCATTGGCGGGCGAAGTGCGCGCCGCCGTGCTGGCGGGATTGGATGCCGCCGTGATTGAGGATACGCAGGACGAACGCGACCGCGATACGCGCCGCCCTGCTGTTGTACAAACCTATCGCATTTGGCATGAGAGGGCCTATTAAATGAGCGCATTAGTTGGACGTAAAGTT